ATACCAACAATTCCCGACGTTACAAAGCTTGTGGGTTTGGCAGTGGTCGTCACACCAAGGGCATCTGTATACGAGTCAAAACGCATAGTATAAGGGGTTGTATTCCCATTTTTAGTCGCACCAGCGAGGTTAAAATTTAAAATTTCACTCGCAATAGCGTTTGAATCTGTAATCTCTTTAGTAACTCTGTTATATGCCAAAACCACGACATTTGAGCGTACACCTTGTTGTTGAACTGCATCTATACGAATAGGTGTCAGATATGTAGTCCCAGGTGTTGCTACTTCTATTTCCTCTTCGCTCGCATTAAACACAATTGTGTTTTCTGCCTGGTCGTTAGTACAATTTTTACCGAACCTGATTTTGGTCGAACGCTCGACCGTCGGCAAGTTCTTGACCATTTAATATAGAATGGTATTTTAATTTGCATAGAGTAGCGCCGCAAGTCCATTTTGAACCCTAAGGATATTGTAGTTTACTGCATATATAGGGTCTATGATGTTCATAGACTCACTCATGAGCTTGACTGTCGTGAGTCGACTGAAATTTAGGGTGCCTGTTGGTTGAAGGGAACTCGTCGATATGCAAAAGGGGTACAAGAAGAAATCTGGGGATGCCACAAAACTGGTGTTATAGTAATGCGTTACATCAATAAAATGTGGTTTACCCCAACGATAGTTTGCTAAATCTGTACCATTAACATTTAATTTGATCTTATTACTCGCTGAAGTGAGGGCGCTTCCAGTTGTAGTATTAGATGATGCAAGGTACTTCACGGGGTGATTGAACGTAAGCTCTTGCATTTTCGTTCCGGATGGGATACTCTTTTGAACCTGATATATGAGGATATCATGAGTGCGAGAAGCAATATTTCCGCGTTCTTCAGTGTCAAGGTAGTAATAATTCGCGAAACATTCTATGTTATAGTTCGCAGCTTGGGATGCCCAATTAATTCTAATTTCAATATTATGATAGTTTAAAGCAACAATTGGGATAGCTAGACTAGGACTCTCACAGAAAAAGAAACGGAGAGGGTAAAAAAACGAACGAGCGGAAATACCTGGGTGGGTACCTTGAGCACTCTTAGAAACATTCGTGGCAAAAGTATCCACTGCAATATTTTCAGTAAAGACCGCATCTTGTTTGTCAATGACGGAGCCTCCAATTAAGAGCTCGACACTTTCAATGATATTGTCCCACCTTTGAATATCAAGGGCGGTTGTATTATCATCTATCGTGAAATACACATGACCTAAAAGATCACCGGACCGTTCAAATTGAACACTAGATAACGAGTTGTTTCTCACCGCTCCGTGGATTGTTTGCTTTTCGACGGATTGTGAGAAATTAGCATGCCTTTTGAATGTTGAGCTGAAAAAAGATACTTCGGGATCACCTACGATCCATTTATCCTGAGCACCTGCTGCCATCAACTGAACAATGCCTGGAGACATGGTATATTACTATAAAAGGAGAAAATTACAGGTTGGGTTTCTTACACACGAAACGAATTATTAAAAAATTGTCTTTGGCGGGACTGGAAGGTACAATGGGGTTACCATCTTGATCGCGAATAGTAACAGTGAAACGATCAATGCTGCGAATAGGATTCACATATTGAGTGACGAGGGGATAGTTATCCTTGTAACTTATTAATCCACTATCATCACTCGTCACAATACTCGCAAAAGAACCTCTCACAACACTCGCAGCAGCTTGTCCATTTGGTTCGTTAGACGCGCGCTCGGCGAAAATACTGTCGAGTTCTTCAATAGATACATAACAATGTTCAGTCGCCACAGTGGTGTTAATTCTGGCAGCTATTAATCTAGCCTGTACGATATTTTTGAGAGGCTGTTGGAGATGACAAGTGAAGACATTGGAGGTTGACTGTCCAATTGTATCAATGGTCACGGTATGGTATTCGTGTTGAAGGTCTGGAATCAACAGAGTAGGAGTTGTAATCAGCGCCATATATCATTAGCTTAGATTAAAGATCCACCGATTCCATCCGTAATTTCGTATCCACCAGCTTGACTGGCGACGAGCTTTTGGGCGCCGCACACACCCCCTGGAGTTAAACCCTTGGAGTAAGGGCTACCCTTCTTACCAGAGCCAGCGGTGCACTCGAGTTCGACTGGAAGATCAAAGATGGAACCATCACTGACAGTCTTGGCGGTGATGGGTTTGTACCCACTGGTGGTACTGGTCCTGAAGGCCGCGAGACCCGAGATGATCAGTAGAAGAATAACAATCATGGTGAGAGCATTACGACTGACACGATTAAGTTTGAACATTTATAATGAACTAAGAAATTTTTTAAACTGCGTTAAAGGTAATTTTTTTAGTTTCTACATAGAGAGTAGATGGACGAAGAGATCGTAATCGATCGAGGAAATACCAGTGTTATGAAATTGGATGCAGATGAGCAGGCCATTATGGATGAGATTGAAATTTCCGCCCCCCGCCCTCAACGTGTACCAAGACCCACTAGACCTACATTTAGGCCACCCCCTATGGCGCAACAACAGGAAAGTATGGATGCCTTCGTGAACCCTACCAAACAAACGAACCATAATACCTCGGCTCCAGATCAGGAGATTGACTATGGTGATGACGATGATGCTAATTTTTTTGATGACGCCGATGATTATGGTAACCAGGGTCCAGGAGAGGAGGATGAGAAGCCCACAAAGGGATATAGTTCAATTGATGAAGAGAAGGCTGACCTGATCAACAAGTTGGGACGCCTGGAGAAAAAGGGTTTCGCTGTCAATAAGCGTCTGAATGCTTACTCCAATATTGAAGAGTTGAGATCCGAGGTTAAAAGGATCACCTACAGTATAGACGTTGAACAGTCTATCCGATTTTCTCGACGCATGCTCGTGGCCTGTGTAACTGGACTCGAGTTCCTCAATAAAAGGTACAACCCCTTCGAGATTCAGCTCGATGGTTGGTCGGAGTCAGTTATGGAGAATGTCGATGACTATGATGGAGTCTTTGAAGAGCTATATGTTAAGTACCGCTCGAAGATTTCGGTTGCTCCCGAGATCAAGCTAATCATGATGCTTGGTGGTTCCGCTATGATGTTCCACCTCACGAACTCTATGTTCAAGTCGGTGATGCCTAACATGAATGATGTCATCAAGCAGAACCCCGACCTCGTAAAGAATATGATGAACGCTGTCCAGAATACCACTCGCCAAACTGACGGACCAGCCACTGATGCCCCCGTTGGAGGGACAGGAGAGTATCAGATGCAGGGACCTGGGATTGACATTTCTAGCCTAATGGGTGGTATCATGATGCCCCCAGCCCCTCCCATGAATACCACAGCAATCTCTTCCGCCACCGAGAAGAAACCCGAAGATGATGAAGAAGATATTTCTGATATCATCTCCATATCGGGCGACTCTACTGGTGGTGAGGTCAAGGAAGTCAACGTAACGGCATCCAAGACCAGGCGTACCAGAGGAAGGAAGGCTAAGAAGGAAATTAATCTCTAAATATATATAAATGATAGCTTACTATCCTTTGGAGGAACTGGATCCTCCAAAAGAAAAGCAGCCCCAACAGAAGTCTGTTGGTGAGCCTGAAAAGACTCAGGTTGGTTTTGAAGAAAGTGAACTCAATTACATCGTGATAGCTTTCATTGTCGGAGTTATCGCGTTAGCTATATCCGACGCCATCAGGGCGTAAATGTTGATTCTACCGCGGGGTCTTCCCTCGTAGTAGATTTAATACGTGAAAGTTACAATAGATTGACCAGCACCGAAGTTATCAACTTGTGTACTTGGACTCGTGAAATTATTTTTGATATTCTTTAATAATCCTCCAGTGTGTTTACCAGATAACGAGGAGGTTACAAGTTCCACATGGATATCATACTTGTAGATTCTACCTGAACTCGTGTCGAGAGGGGACAATATTATACCCCTTTTACCCACAGTAATGTTTGGATTCCAGGGAAAATCCGAATCACCACCAAATAGATTCTTTGTACCTATGGTTATCTCATCATCTAAGCTAGCGTTAGTTGTTCCGTCATGTGAACCACCTTGGATCTCCAGTACCATCGTACTCATGTCACGAACAGCTGAATTATCAGTCTTTCTCAACATAGCAACAATCTTTGCGTAGAAGGCGGGCATCTTTTCAGGGCTAGCACCATCAGCAAAATATAGGCGGATATTTTTACCGGCCGTTGCATCTAGAACAAAACTTTTAGAGTATCGTTTACAACCGACCTCATTTGAACCTGATATAAATCCACCACCAACATGTAAGGCTGTAGTTGCATCTGAACCACCTAAATCTACAGCTACTTGATTACCTAAATCAATCTTACCATCAATCTGAAGATTACCGATAATCTCAGTGTCACTCTTTACTATTAAACTTCTCACTGGATCAATAAACACGTTACCGGTGTTATCTCCGTAGATATTGGAAACACCACCAGTAGTCTTAAATTCTAAGATGGCATTGCTCGTCGCATGTTCTAAACGAGCCGTACCGTTATACACGGTGAAATGTTCACTGGGATTTACAGTGCCGACACCCACGTTTGATGTGTGTATGATGTGAATACCATCTCCTTCAGTCCCCCCACTTACACCACCTATTACTGTACCATGTACGGAATGAGTGGAGTCACTGAAACCTCTTATATATCCACCCTTTTGATCATCCGTTATTAGACTTATACCCGCCTTTTTAGTCCCAGAATTCGCAGGACTCTCAAGTTTAAGAAGATCCACATCTGTGGTCAAAGCTGAATATACATGTACATTAGTGTCTGGTGAAGATGTCCCTAAACCAACGAGACCACTGCTTTGGATACGGAAAAGTTCGATAGCATTACTTCCCGAAATTGCACTGGCTCGATTTCTGATGGTTAATGCCGTATTTTCAACTGTTTCTATGACAGCCCTAGAGGGAGTCGTACTTGTTGAGAAAATATCCATAGCCCCTGTAATAATCTTTTGATCTTTAGGAAACTCGAATCCACCGTTAATGAAAAGCTTTGAATCCCCCGACGACGGATCTTCCTCCGGGTTGTTGACGCCCACTAAAACCCTGAATCTGTTTACAGTTAGAAGTGTATTGACACCTGTTCCTGCAATTGCACCCGCAATACCAGCTTCACTCAACCCCGCAGAATCATACGTTTGGAACACGTGTAATGGAGCTATGGATCTAATTCTATCAGGACCACCCGAACCTGTTGTTTCGTTACCCTTAAATAAAATGAGTTCAGATTTACCGTCAATATTGTAGAGCCGTTCTTGTATGAACGTGTTACCAAATTGATCTGTATCTACACCACCAAACGTAATCTTAGAACCCAATACGATGTCACCGTTAACTTCAAATTTGTC